TCCGAGTCCGAAGGTGGCTTACAAGATGTTCGGCAAGTTCGAGCTCGTTGCTCCGAACCGGTCGACTCTTCAGGATCGGAAGGATCTTCGTAAGCTGGTTGGTGACCTCCTGTTCCAGGGTGTCATTGGCCAGACCTTCGAAGATTTCGACCCGGCTAACTAACTTGGAGGATTGTGATATGTCCAACATTCACAATGACACACGCAATGGTTCAGATAATGCTGGCCATCCTCGTAAGCATCGTCAAACGATTAGCCTCCGAGGAGGCTCTATTGTTTGCGTACCTTACTACGGTGGTAGCTTTATCCTACATCGTTGTGACCTCCGAGCTGATAAGCTTAACGGACGTGGTAACAAGTTTCGACTTGTCGCCTTTGTTTCCGCTAAGCCCTTAGCCCGTCCGTGCCTTACTGCGGAGACCTAATCAATATGACTAGGTCTTCAGCAGCCACTGCGAAGCATCTTTCTGGTCCCAACGTCCCCGTAAGGGGGCGTAAGGCCGTCATGAAGCTTTTTACAGGGATTTGTGAGCACGCTTGTACACCTCTCTCGCTTAAGGCTTTCTACATGGCTAAAGAAGGCGATTTCCTTGGTCTCGCGACCCTGGATTTCGATCCCTTCTTTTACCAGTGGAATGACCGTTCAGTCGAGGACTTTCGCTACGACTACCAAATTGTGGCCTTCTGGAAGAAGTACCTAGGTCTTGACCTGGGTATCGACCGAAAGAAGGTTGCATTTGGTAAGTGGTTAGAAAGTGAGGCTTCGTGTCGTAAGACTAATAGCACGTTCAGATCACGGTGGGAAGGGAAATTCCAACCCTTTTCTTTCCCCGTCGAAGAGGTTCTTCACCTCGCTCGTCGGAAAATAACCGAGATCTTGGGCACTATTAAGTCGAGTGACATCGAGTACATTCGTGACTCATGTAGGCACGGGCCTGGGTCGGACCTCTCAGTTGCCCGCCGCAAGGCTACGGCATATGAGAAGTTTCGTACACCAGGTACCATCACCCAAGCCTGTCGTCGTGCATATGAGGCTGTGTTTGGGGAACAACGCGAGTTGGACCCTGATCACAGGCACGACCTAGCGGACCGCGCAGAGACGGTCTTAGCTGAAAGGCTTACCTTCGTAGCCAAAACCGCGAAAACCGACAGGCCGATTTCGATCGGCCCTAGGTGGAACGTCTATATCCAACTTGGAATAGGCGATCTGATTGCGCAAAGATTACGTTGTGTCCGTCAGGACATACGTGATCAGAAACGTAATCAGGATTCCGCTCGCGGAGCGAGAGATTGTGGTCTTGCCACTATTGATCTCTCATCAGCCTCCGATACTATATCGACTAACTTAGTTATCGATCTTTTATCTTCAGCTGATCCTCTTTGGCTTGACCTTCTCTTGTGGACTCGTTGCGCCTACACCGACATAGGTGAAGGCAAACTTGTCCGTCTTGAGAAGATCTCGGCAATGGGAAATGGTTACACTTTTCCTCTCGAGACACTCATCTTCTACAGCATTGCCTGGGCCGCAGCGCACTTTTCAAAGTGCGATACGAAACAGGTTTCTGCCTACGGAGATGATATCATTGTTCCGAGAAAGTGCTCTAGCGTACTAGTCG